CCGGAGTCAGTGCGCTCCACTTCAACACCACTGGCGGTAACAACACCGCATCCGGAGTCAGTGCGCTCGTCTTCAACACCACTGGCAATAACAACACCGCATCTGGCTTCCAAGCGCTCTACTTAAACACCACTGGCGGTAGCAACACCGCATCTGGCTTCCAAGCGCTCCGCTCCAACACTACTGGCAGTAACAACACCGCATCTGGCTTCCAAGCGCTCTACTCCAACATCACTGGCAGTAACAACACTGCATCCGGATACGGTGCTGGCGATGTCATAACCACAGGTTCACGAAATACGATTATCGGTGACAATTCCGATCCTTCAACAGCAGGCGGCAACGATCAGACTGTCGTAGGTCAAGGGCTTACAGGCAAAGGTAATGACACCGCATTCATTGGCGGTACTAATGGAGCGTACAACGAAAAGAACGTCACAACGTGGGAAACCACTTCGGATGCGCGTATCAAAAAGAACATCGTAGACAATCATGATGGCTTAGAAAAAATCCAAGCTATCCGAGTCCGCAACTTTGAGTATCGCACTCCTGAAGAGATTACGGAGCTGCCCACCAATGCAGGTATTCAAAAAACAGGTATGCAACTTGGGGTGATTGCTCAAGAGATGCTGCCAGAGTGCGTCAGCACGACTTCGGAAGGGATGTTGTCGGTCAACACTGATTCGCTTGTGTGGTATTTGGTCAACGCCGTAAAAGAACTCTCTGCACAAGTCCAAGCCCTTCAATCTCAATTGAAGTGAACACATGCCCCTAATCAAGCTGCCATTCAAACCCGGGGTCAACCGCGAGAACACGCGGTATACCGTAGACCAAGGTTGGTACACCTCAGACAAGGTGCGGTTTCGCTATGGTACGCCTGAGAAAATTGGTGGTTGGGAGCGAATATCCGAAGAGACGTTTCTCGGTGTGTGCCGGTCTCTGTGGCCCTGGGCTACCCTTTCCGGGTATATCTACGTTGGGATGGGGACTAACCTCAAGTTCTACGTACAAGACGGCGGTTCGTACTTTGATATCACCCCTTACCGCACCGCTGTAATCCCACTTACCAACTGTTTCACCACGGACGGGACGACTACGGTTCAGGTAACTGACGTAGCCCATGGATGCGTAACAGGGGATTTTGTTCATATTTCTAATGTGACGAGCTCCGGTGGCGATGTTAACGGCATCCCCGATGCGGACCTTGAAGGTATGTTCCAGGTCACAGTTATCGATGTAGACAACTACACGATCGTATCGCCCGTAACCGCTACTAGCTCTGGTACACCTACCGGTGTGTCCGCTGACTTTCAGTACGAGATCAATACGGGTAGCGATGTTACCGTTCCGCTAGTTGGTTGGGGCAGTGGGGGTTGGGGGATGGGTGTGTGGGGCGGTGGGTTGGTTGTCACCCAACTCCGGATCTGGTCCCAGTCTAATTTTGGCGAAGATCTAATCTTCGGCCCGCGTGGCGGGGCTGTGTACTACTGGGATTCTTTTTCGGGCCCTATCGTGCGAGGGGTTGAGCTTGCATCGTTACCCGGCGCGTCAGACGTACCGGTGGTGCAGAATTTCATCCTGGTCTCGGATATCAATCGGTTTGTTTTTGCGTTTGGGTGTAACGATTACGGTAGCACTGACCAAGACCTTATGCTGGTCCGGTGGTCAGACCAAGAGGACTCCGTTAACTGGACACCTGCCGCCACTAACCAAGCGGGTAGCTTGCGTCTCTCCCGAGGCTCTGAGATCGTCACCGCCATACAGTCACGCCAGGAAGTTCTTGTCTGGACTGACGCAGCGCTCTACGCTCTTCAAAACCTTGGTGCTCCGGCGGGGTGGGGTGCGCAGCTCGTCGGGGAGAACATCTCCATTGTCAGTCAGAACTGTGTGGCTTACGCCAACGGAGTCGCGTTCTGGATGGGCGTGGATAAGTTCTACGTCTACGAGGGTACAACCAAAACCCTCCCCTGCGATCTCAGGCAGTATGTGTTCTCTGATATCAACATAGACCAATTCCATCAGATTTGTGCTGGTACCAATGAGGGGTTTAACGAAATCTGGTGGTTCTACCCCAGCGCAGACTCTACAGTTCTTGATAGATACGTGATCTATAACTACCTTGAGAAGATTTGGTACTATGGAAATCTTGGACGTACTGCTTGGGCTGACTCTGGCCTTCTGGTTTATCCTCTTGCCGCGACTTACGCAAACAACTTGGTCAATCATGAGCGGGGAGTAGACGACAATATGACAGCCACCCCTCAGCCTATAAACGCATTGATTGAGTCGGCTGAGGTTGATCTGGATGATGGCGACAAGTTTATGTTCGTCAAGCGCTTGCTGCCTGACATTACGTTTAGAGGCTCTACCGCTGGCTCCCCGGCTGGTACGCTGACTGTCCGCCCACTCATTAATTCAGGTTCGGGCTACCTCAGTCCAGCCTCTATGGGTGGTACGTCATCGAATGCTGCGGCTTCTATAGCTCGCACGGCTACTGTTCCGATTGAAGCTTTCACCGGGCAGGTGTATATTCGGTTTAGGGCACGTCAGGTCTCAGTTAAGTTTGAATCCTCCGCACTCGGTGTGCAGTGGCAGCTTGGCTCGCTCCGGATGGATGCTAAGTACGACGGTCGGAACTCGGGGTATGGTGTGTGAACAACCTGACGTACAACTTCAGAGCACCCGCCCTTCCGTTACCCCCAGGGCAGTATGATTCGGGTTACCAGAATCAGTACAACAACGTCCTGCGGATCTACTTCAACCAGCTTGACAACCTTCTGAGGGAACTCGTGGCGGCTAGTGGACCATACGGTATCTTCGCATCGGGCTCTGCTGGGGATGCTTTTGGTCGGCTGCGTGCTAGCCAGCCGTACACCATCTTTGACTCTCAGAATCGTTATGCTCAGTCTGGCGACTTCTCAGAGGCAACTGCTACGGGTGGTAGCAGTACATACCTCACTAATGAAAGCTCTGTTCAGCTAGATGTCACCACAAGCTCGGGTAGCGAGGTCGTCCGTCAAACGTTCCGAGTGTTCCCCTACCAGCCGGGTAAGAGCCTGCTGGTCATGAATACGTTTGTGTTCAACGCGCCTAAGGCTGAGCTGCGCCAGCGGGTGGGGTACTTTTCTACCCAAAACGGGTTCTACTTTGAACTTGATGGAGATACGCTCTACCTCGTCAAGCGGTCCTATGTCACGGGATCGGTTGTAGACACCCGGGTGCCGCAGGCTGAATGGAACACCGACAAACTTAACGGTACTGGTAACAGCGGTATAACGCTGGACGTTACCAAGTCGCAGATCTTCTGGCAGGACTTTGAGTGGCTTGGTGTGGGGTCTGTGCGCTGTGGGTTCGTGATCGACGGCCAGCTTATCATCGCCCATGTGTTCCACAACGCAAACGTAGCGCCCAACGTCTACATGACCACAGCTACTCTGCCGATCCGATACGAGATTACCAACACGGGTGCGACGGCCTCTGCGTCGTCTATGAAGCAGATCTGCTCTACGGTGATCTCTGAGGGTGGGTATGAGCGTAAGGTCGCGGCTACGGTAGCCCGCAGGACTACCTCGGTTACGGTAAGCACGTCGTTCACCCCGCTACTGAGTATCCAACTCAACGCGAGTCGCCTTGACGCGGTGATCTTACCTTTCCGGTACAACGTGCTGCCTTTGGATAATGCAGACTACGAGATCGCGCTGATTAAGAACCCTACGCTGACAGGCGCTTCGTTTGTTGCGAGCGACTCCCCTAACGCTGACTACGATGTATCAGCTACTGCGTTGAGTGGTGGGACGATAGTCCGTAACGACTACACTGCAGCTACCAACCAAGCCTCTGCGCAGTTGGCTGACTATCTTGAGTACAACTTCGACCTCCAGCTCGGCCGCACGATCGGTGGTACCAGCGACATCTACACACTGGCTGCTAGGGTGTTAACGAGTACCGCCACGATTATCGGGGCACTTGAATTTTACGATTTGACGTGAGGTGAATGATGCCTAGCGGTTATGATGAATATACGCCTGCTAAACCAGATCCATTAGATATTAGTAAATATACTACTTCTTCTGGCGAAATTCGTATACCAATAAATCGAGTAAAAAATGAGCATTCTGAAGGTGGGTACGACGGTACTTATTCTGATTTGTTGCCAAACGGCGAGCTTGTGTCCGCAAATTATGTGGTTAAAAAAGACCCTCAAGGCGGCTACTACGCGGAGCCTAAATTTTATAGGAACAACCTAGACGCCACGGGCCAGAAAATCTTTGACCAGCTCAAACAGCAGCGGGAGCTTATTGAGAAACAGGTTGGTGTAGATGAGGCCAAGAAGTATTACAGCGACCTGACGGGCCTGACTAAAGACGAAACCACTGCCCTGATGGCAGCGGAGCTGCAATCTACTGGCATCACCGATATCTATAAGGTGCGTAAGGACGAGTCCACCGAGCGTATGCCGGTTAGTTGGGGGGAAGTAGAAGCCGCTGGAGAAGGCGCTGGGCGAGAGGGGTATTACTATATAGACCCAGTTAAAGGGTTGGTAGAAGTCGGGCGTAACGAAGGTCAACAAGGGTACGTTGAAGTACCTAGAGTTTCGTATGTTAATACTGACACCGGGCAAGTAATCAACCCTAATGCCAGCGGCCCGTTCTCGGGGCGTGAAGGCTTTCTTTCCGACTATAGTGTCGCTAGACGTAGGGATATTGGTACTGGGGTCCAATTTAGTGACGAAGGTATTCCTATATATTTCTCTACAGGTGAAGCTACGCCATCAAGCTGGAAGAGGTTTACTAATTCGATACGCCCCCTGCTACCTCTTGCCGCCATGCTTATACCGGGCATCGGACAAGCATTACAACCCTTGGCTTCGTCTATCTTAGGAGCTGGGGCTAGTCAAGCTGCCGTTGGAGCATTGGCTCAAGGCATTGCTTCGGGTGTTGCCAACACTATTGCTACAGGCGATATTGGCGCAGGTTTGAAAGCTGGGATTCTGTCTGGGGGTGTGGGCTACGGTTTGCAATCTGCTCAAGGATTAGGAGACATTGCGTATTCGGCTCCAGAAGCTACCGTTGGGGGCCTTACTTTAGGCGAGATAAACGCATTAGCCGCTGGTGAAGCGATACCGAATTTTGCTGGGCTTGATGCTGGTATGGGCACCTACGACGTATCAGGATTTAACCCTGTATATGGTTCTGTAGACGACGTTTTATCAGGGGTTGGGGACCCATCTGGACTTAGCCCTGCTGCGCCTACGCTCCCAGACTTCAGCTATGACGATATGATGCCCCCGGACCTGCTGGGGTATGAGCCACCGCCGCCTACGCTCCCAGACTTCAGTCCTGATGATATGGTGCCCCCGTC